AAAGATCACGCCAAGCAAAGTGAGTTAAACAGTTGGAGGTGTAAGCCTTGTAATGCCGCAGACAAATCGTTTTCTTCCAATCTACCTGTTGGCAACCAGCAGAGAACTTTTAATAAGTTCAAAAAGTCTGCTAAGTCAAGGGGTTTGTTGTGGGACTTGTCTCTGGAGCAAATGTTTCAATCATTTGATGGCACCTGCGCCTTAACTGGATGGACAATATCAATTGAGTACAAGAGTGAAACAGCAAGTTTAGACAGGATTGACAGCGGAAAACCATACACGCAAGACAACATTCAATGGGTTCATACAATGGTAAATATGTGCAAAAACAAGTATGACCAAAAAAAGTTCGTAGAGATGTGCCAAGCTGTTTCAAACAAGGTTAAGTGGTAATATAGACAAACTATTAACTTCACCAACCCAATAGGGAGTGACTATGAATAAAATACGCGAAGAAAATTCAGCCTTTGACGCGCAAAAGGGTCGAGGAAGACCCAAGGGAGCGGTCAACAAGACCACCAAGGCATTTAGAGAGACTGTCAATGACCTACTAGAGGGCAACTCAGGAAACATCTCTAAGTGGCTCCAAATGGTTGCAGATGGGGACGGCGACCAACTCAAACCAGACCCAAAAGGTGCGTTAGATGTTCTGTCTAAATTAGCGGAGTACGCCGCACCAAAGCTAGCAAGAACAGAACACGTTGGCAACTCTGATAAGCCAGTTGAGATGAAGATCACATGGATGAAGTGATCGAGATTCCATATAAGCCCCGAGAACAGCAAAAAGCCATTCACGACCTGATTGAGAAGTGCCGATTCTCTGTGGTGGTGGCTCATCGCCGTATGGGTAAGACCGTATCTGCGATTAACCACATCATCATGGATGCTGTCCTCAACAAGAAGGAAGCGCCTCGGTACGCCTACATTGCCCCGACCTATGGTCAAGCCAAGCGGGTGGCATGGGACTACATGGTCAAGTACGCTCAACCACTAGGCGGTACAGAGAACATCTCTGAGTTGCGGGTTGACTTCATGGGGCGCAGGATTCAACTGTACGGCTCGGACAATGCAGAAGCATTGCGTGGTCAATACTTTGATGGAGTCATCCTAGACGAGTTCGGCGACCAGAACCCAAAGATATGGACTGACATTGTTCGTCCAGCACTGGCTGACCGTGGGGGCTGGTGCTTGTTCATTGGTACACCAAAGGGTCACAACCATTTCAAGGAGATGCGTGACCGCGCTCAGACAGAGGAAGGCTGGGGTCTACTGGAGTTCAAAGCCTCAGAGACTGGGGTAGTAGCCGCACAAGAACTTGCCGCCGCCAAGCGTGAGATGGGTGAGGATAAGTATCGTCAGGAATTTGAGTGTTCGTTCGATGCCGCTGTGGAGGGTTCGTACTATGGGCAAATCCTTAATAAGCTGGAAGACGACAATCATATTCAGAACATCCCAAGGGACGATATATGTCGGACTGTTACGGCTTGGGACTTGGGTATGGGTGATTCGACTTCGATATGGGTGGCTCAGATCGCTGGCTCGGAGATTCGCCTCATTGACTACTACGAAAACCACGGAGTAGGCTTGGATACATACGTCAAGTGGCTACGAGATAACGACTACCACAAGGCAGAACACATCCTGCCCCATGACGTACAAGTTCGGGAGTTGGGAACAGGCAAGAGCCGTTTGGAGATGCTTCAGGAAGCTGGGCTAGAGATTCGGGTTGCGCCTCGTATGTCGGTAGACGATGGCATCCAAGCGGTCAGGCGTTTACTGCCAAGGTGCTGGTTTAGCGTGCCAGAGACACAGATTGGGCTGAACTGCCTGAAGAACTACCGCCGACACTATGACGAAAAGCGCAAGATATTCTTTGAGCGCCCCCTGCACGACTGGGCTAGTCATGGCTCCGATGCCTTTAGGTATCTCGCCATTGGTCTGGACGAAACAGCGTCAACGTGGGGTGAGCCGATTAACAAACCAGCAAAGTGGGTGGTCTGATGTACTTAATGCCGCAGGGTAATACCAACGCCAAAATCCTAGAATTAGAGAAGCGTTTACAGGTTGTTGAAAATCTGTTAAATGGCTTACAATTGGACAACAAGCCAAAGCGGGGTAGACCGCCAAAGGAAAAAGATGGACACGAATCAACTGAAGGCGATTCTCGAAGCAGAGATTGATGACGCCATTGGGTTTATTGAAACCGAAACAGTAGCCGACCGCAAGTACGCGCTCCAGTCATACTTGCGTCAACCTTACGGTAACGAGGTTGAGGGCAAGTCATCAATCGTAACAGGTGAAGTGGCAGAAGCCATTGATGGTGCTTTGCCATCACTCGTTCGCATCTTTACCGCATCAGACGAGATTGCCCAGTTTGACCCAGTTGGTCCACAGGATGAGGCATCAGCCAAGCAAGCCACGGACTACTGCAACTACGTCATGCTCAAGGACAATGATGGCGTATTGATCTTCCACGACTGGTTTAAGGACGCTCTGCTCCAGAAGAACGGCATTGTCAAAGCCTACTGGGAAGACAAGACAGACACGACCAAAGAGGCTTACGAGGGATTGAGCGACGACGAAGTGGCGATGCTTCTGAGCGACAAGGAGGTTGAGGTTGTTGAGCAATCCACCGAGACTTTCCCAATCCTTGACCAGATGGGTATGCCAGCAATGGGTCCAGATGGTATGCCTGCCACCTATGGCGTTCATAACATTACGGTTAAGAAAAGCGAGAAGTCTGGTCGCGTCAAGGTAGAGAACGTCCCGCCAGAGGAATTCATTATCAGCAAGAAGGCACGCAAGATTGCAGACGCGCCTTTTGTTGCCCACCGCCGAGTAATCAGCCGTGGCGACCTGATCGCAATGGGCTTTGACCGCGATATGGTTGAGAACCTGCCCGCAGGGGATGACCTGTCATATAACCCAGAGCGCGTGATTCGCCACGACCAGAGCGAACAGCCACACGATACACAGAGCCTTGACCCTGCAATGCAGGAAATCGAGGTGTATGAGTGCTACATCCGTGCAGACATGGATGACGATGGCATCGCTGAGTTGCGTCAGGTGTTCTACGCTGGTAACGAGATTCTGAGCGATGAGGAAACGGACTATGTGCCTTTCTACTCGCTGTGCCCAATCCCAATCCCACACAAGTTCTTTGGTCAGTCATTCGCAGACCGCACCACAGACATTCAGCTAATCAAGACGACAATCATTCGTCAGATGCTGGATAACTTGTATCTGACAAACAATGCCCGAGTGGTGGCGGTTGAGGGTCAAGTTAACCTTGATGACTTGCTGACCTCTACGGCTGGTGGCGTTATTCGCGCCAAGTCGCAGGGTGCTGTCCAGCAGTTGGCAGTGCAGTCTGTGGCGGCTCAGTCATTCCCCATGCTGGACTACCTTGACCAGACAGCGGCAAAGCGTACTGGTGTGTCTGATGCCTCACAGGGTTTAGACCCATCTATCCTGCAAAACGTTACGGCGGCGGCAGTTGCATCCATGCAACAGGCTGGGGCTGGCAAGATTGAGATGGTGGCTCGTATCTTTGCGGAAACAGGCGTTAAAGACCTTTTCCGTGGAATCATGCACCTACTGACCAAGTACCAGAACAAAGAGCGCCTGATTCGTTTGCGTGGCGAATACATCTCTATTGACCCACGGACATGGGCGACTGAATACGATGTATCTGTCAACGTTGGCTTAGGCGCTGGCAACCGCCAAGAGCAGATGGCTATGCTGGGCTTGATCGTCCAGAAGCAAGAGCAACTGTTGGGCGCATACGGTCCAAGCAACCCATTCGTGTCGCCGGGTCAGTACCGCAACACATTGGGACGCATGGTCGAGGCGGCTGGCTTCAAGGATTCTGCTGAGTTCTACAAGGCTATTCCTCCAGAGGTTGACCAGCAACTGCAACAGCCAGCCCCACAACAACCACAGGTTGACCCAGCGGCTCAAGCGGCTATGGCAAAGGCTCAAGCAGATATTCAGGCAAGCCAAGCTAAAGCACAGGCTGACATTCAGTTGGCACGCGAAAAGGCGGCGGCTGACTTACAATTACAGCGTGAGAAGTTCGCGGCTGAAATGGAGTTTGAACGTCAGAAACTGGCGGCTGAATTGCAGATGAAACAGCAAGAGTTCAACGCAGAGGTGCAGATCAAGGCTTCTAAGGTTGCCGCTGGCATCACTTCCAATGTAGAGATTCCGGGCTAATACTATGGCAGATAACTTTGCATCATACTTCCCCACAACCATCACAGGTGGCACAACCAACCCGATGGTGGGCGCTGATGTAGTGCAAGGTCAGAACCCGCAGGCATTAGGGTTAGACCCTATTATTGCGGCGATTCAAAGCCAATATACTCCACAGACATTCACACAATCTGGAGGTAGTTATGGAGCCGGTCGATTTATTACAAATCCTGCTGTCGTTGGTGGAGTTGGTTCGCCTGTAACCTCGCCAATCGGCGGTAATGTTGCACAACCTTGGTTTACTCCGGGTGCATTTGATTTAGAGTCCTACCGAACAGACCTGACGCCAGAGGTTGCCCAGCAGGTAGCAACTGGCGATTTGTATGGCGGTAGTGATTACAGTCCTGTAAGTAATGTGGGTGATTCGGCATGGCAAAGTAGTCCCTACGCTGGCTTAGACCCAATCAACCCATTGTTTAAAGGTATTGCTGGCTCAATGATTCCCGGCGCTGGTATGCTTATTGGCGCTGGTCAAGGGTATGCTGGTGCTACGGCTACCAATAAGCTGAATGATGTGTTGGGCTACCTTGGTCAGGAGGGCTTTGGGAACATCAGCCCAGCAAAGGCATCTGTTCTGGGTGCTTTTGGCATCACGCCTCAGTCCATCAAGGATGCTCAAGACTTCTACAAGATTTTTGACAAGAACGATGCCGTAATGCTCAACTGGGCGGCATTGCCCAAGGACGCCGCAACCAACCAGATCGTTGACTTCCTGATGGAGGGCGCT